TTTGATCTTGTGGTGTTAATCCATAATAGTCGACCACGGACCCCGGACCATACTCTTTAGTTATAGCTTTAGTAATAGCGTTTATATCGTATTGATAGTGAGCCCATATAATAGCTTTTCCTTCCACTTCTTCTAATACGTCCATTAATTCATCTATTCTATTATTAGCAATTAACTGAGTAGTGCCATCATCTGCGGTAAAATGTCCACAAGTAATTTGATGTAATCTCATTAATTGAGTCAACGCATTAACAGTAGTAACCTGCTTACCATTAAGATTAGCAAGAGCAGTCTCTTTCATTTGATTATATAATTTAAGTTGATCTGGACTTAACTTTATATTTCTTTTCATATAAATTTTATCAGGTAAATCTAGGCAATCTTCTTTAAGTACTCTATACGAAAAGTTTTTTAATTGGTCTGATAATTCTCCTAGATTTTTAAATTTATCTACAACTTGTACTGAGCGTCCATGAGCATAAATAGTCTTCATTTCAGCATATCTATTTCTAAACGCATAATAAGAAGTAAAGTCTAATAACCAAGGACTTAAAAATTCACATTGACTATATAAGTCTAAAGGGTTTTTAGTAACAGGAGAACCTGTCATTATTCTTCTATATTTAGCACTTTCAGATAACTTTAAAATATTTTTAGTTCTTTTAGCTCCCGGATTTTTAATAGTAGTACTTTCATCAATAGCCATTAAAGTACTATGAGAACTTAAAAATTTTGCAGCAAAATCTCTACCTTTAGTCGTACTTAAAGCTTCTACATTCATTATTAATATATGTAAAAATTCTTCTGATTTAAAAAGACTATCTAATTTTTCTTGTTGTTTTTTAGTTATGTTTGGTTGCCACAATACGGTCACATTTTCAATGTGGTCTGGTAAGTGAGAAGGAATTTCTTGGTTATACCAAGTTCCTACAACACCTTTAGGTGCAACAATTAAAGCTCCGTCTACTTTACCTTTATCGTAAAGCATAGCTAAATTATCTATTAACACTTTTGTTTTACCCGTACCCATTTCCATAAAGTACGCATAAGTTTCTCTGTTCCATGACTTTTCTAAAGCAGTCATTTGATGCTTGTATGGTTTTTTCTTAAATTTATAATTCATAATTTTTCTTCTTTCTTACTATTGACATATAGTTCATCTTGCATTATATGTCAAGCCATGAAAGCAGAAAATATTGTTTATGTTATACAAGAAGTTCCAGGCACTAAAGCTGGTAATCCTAAAATTAATATTATGGGTGCAGCTGATTATGGTAAAATAAAATTTTTACTTCCAGAACTTTCTCAAATTATTTTTTCTCCTGGTCCTTTAATTTTTAAATTAAGAAAAGGTTTAAAAGATTTTAAAGAAGGAGATTATTTATTATTAACAGGTGATCCTGCAATAATAGGTGTAGCATGTTCAATCGTTTCTGATATTACTAATGGCAAATACAATCTATTAAAATGGGATAGACAAGAAAGTAAATATTATCCTATTGAAATTAATTTATACGAGAAAGGAGAAATTGATGATTGATTTTGAAAAAGACCAAGAGAATGTTTTGAAAAAAACTGATAACATTCAGTCCTTGGCAGATCAAGTTGAAAGATTAAATAATGTATCACTTGATATAGAGAAACTAGAAGAGGATCTTAAGAAAAGAAAAAAAGAACAAGAGCATTTATCGGGAGAAGTTATTCCAACTATGATGAGTGAAATGGGTTTATCTCATTTAAAACTTATGGATGGATCATCGGTAGATGTTAAACCGAATTATAGCGCCAACATCACTATAGCAAATAGAGAAGCGGCGTTTAACTGGCTTCGAAATAACGGTCTAGGAGATATCATTAAAAACGAAATCTCCGTTTCGTTTGGCCGTAACGAAGATAACAAGGCGAGCAGCTATGCAGACCTTGCGAGGAGTCAAGGGTTAGAGCCCCAACAAAAGTTGAAGGTTGAGCCCATGACTCTGAAAGCGTTAGTCCGTGAGCGTATTGAGGCAGGTAAAGAAATGCCAACGGAACTTTTCAACATTTATGTTGGAAATAAAACAACAATAAAAAGGAAACAATAAACATGAACCAAGAAATAGCGAAAAAAGAAAATGCAGGTGCATTGGCTACGAACTTATTCGAAGCAGATGCAAATGCTGGCTCTCAGAATATTACGCAAGAAGATTTAGCGTTACCATTTCTGAAAGTCTTAGGTCAATTATCTCCTGAAGTTAATAAGAGGGATGGGAAATATGTTGAAGGTGCAGAACCTGGCATGATTCTCAATAGTGTCACAAACGAATTGTTTGATGGCTCAAAGGGGATAGATGTATTGCCTGTGTTCTACGAAAGAAAATACGTAGAATGGGCAGACAGAGGTGAGGGTAAAGGCGCTCCTGTAGCGATCCATAGTGCCGATAGTGGTATTATAGAGACGACTACTAGGGATAAATCCTACAAAGATCGTTTACCTAATGGAAATTATCTAGAGAATACCGCAAATCATTTTGTGATTCTTTTAGGTAAGACTCCACAAACAGCTTTAATTTCTATGAAGGCTACTCAATTAAAGATTAGTCGTAAATGGAATTCCATTATGATGGGAATAAAGTTGCAAGGTAAAAACGGTTTGTTTACGCCGCCAACATATAGCCACATTTATAATCTAAAGACTGTTCAGATGTCTAATGACAAAGGAACATGGTTTGGATGGGAAGTGTCTAAAGTTGGTCCAATTACAGATAAAGGTGTTTACGAAGTAGCCAAAAACTTTGCTGAAAGAGTTGGCAAAGGTGAGGTGGAAGTTAAACACGGATCTGAAAATAAAGATTCAACACCGTATTAAACTAATCCTAGGTAGTGGGCGGGAAAGCGAGAGTGGACTCGCCCACTTATTAAAAGAATTTTATGATTGAAGATAGAATAAGAAATTTTAGAGATATATTTAAAGGCTTACAAAGAGCCCATGGATGTACCAAAGTTGGTCCAACTAATAACAATGGAGAAAAAGTTAAAGGACAATCTTTTGTGGTACGAGAACAAGTTACAGATGAACTTTGGTTAAAACATTTACAAGGTTCACAAAGTTTAGGAATTATTCCAATCAACGAAGAGAATCAATGTATATGGGGATGTGTAGATATAGATTCATATGCAGGATTTGATCACAAAAAATTAATAGATAAAATAAAAAGTTTTAAACTACCACTGGTAGTGTGTAGGTCAAAGAGCGGGGGCGCTCATGTGTTTCTCTTCTCAGAGACTCCTGTAGACGCAGAAAGAATGAGAGACAAACTTACAGAGATAAAGACACTACTAGGATACGGCGGATCAGAAGTCTTTCCAAAACAAATTAAACTACAATCACCAGACGACACAGGAAACTTTTTAAACTTACCATACTTTAATGGTGATGATACTTTAAGATATGCATTTAAAGAAGATGGAACAGCAGCAACTTTAAAAGAATTTTACGAGATTTATAATAATGTAAAACAACTAGATGTTAGTCTCGTGAAAGTACAGAGGCCGCAGTCAGAATTTTCTGACGGGCCTCCGTGCATAGAACTTATGGCAGCAAATACTGTAGGTGAAGGTGGTAGAGACAATGCATTATTTCATTACACAGTTTATGCTAAAAAGAAATGGCCATCTGGTTGGCAAGGAAAAGTTTCTTTGTTTAATGAGAAACATGTAAGTCCGACTTATGATGACGCAGGATTAAATAGAATTATAAAACAACATGAGAAAAAAGATTGGGGTTATAAATGTAATGACACTCCAATGTGTAATTTGTGTGATAAAAAATTATGTAAGAGTCGTAAGTATGGAATAGGAGAAGAGATTGTATTTCCTGCATTGACAGATTTACAAAAAATTAAATTAGAAAAACCATATTATTATCTGAATGTAGATGGAGAAAGATTATACTTAGAGAATGTAAAATATTTAAAACAACAAAATTTATTCCAAGAAGCTTGCATGGAACAATTAGATTTTAAACCACCAACAGTTAAACCAAAAGATTGGGATATGATTATAAACCCACTAATGAAGAATCACGAACCTGTGGAACCACCAGAAGGAGTTACAACTAACGACCAATTACAGAATCATTTAGAAGAGTTTTGTTTAAACAGACATATAGGTACAGAAATGAGTGACCTTAAACGTGGTGGTGTATGGACTAACGAAGGATACCATCATTTTATATTTAGTAAATTTTATAATCAATTCTTAATCAGACAAAGATGGGATGTAAATTATTCTAGAACTGCGCAGATGTTAAAAGAAGTTTGTAGTTGTGAAGATAAAAGAATCGGTAAAGATAAGATATCAGTATTTAGAGTAAAACAATTTGATAAAAAAGAAGATGATTACAATCAAAAAGAATTAAAACCAAAGGATGTATTCTAATGAAACTAAGATGTTTTATTGAAAGCTTTATTGATGTAGGTAGTGGATTAATTTTAGCAATTTTAATTCAGTTATATATATTTCCTTTCTTTGGATTATATCCAACGATATGGGATAGCTTACACATTGCTTTAATATTTACCGCAGTTTCAATTATTAGGTCATCAATATGGAGACATTTTTTTAGGAGGGTTAAATGAAATACGATAAAGATGTAGCGCCAAACTGGCATTTAAGATTTAGATTAATAATACATAAATTAACGCAGGAGTTAGAAACTACTCAGGCAAAATTAAACATAGCATTAAGAAAATTAAAAAAATATGAAAACAATAGTACTAGGACCACCAGGGACAGGTAAGACTACAACTTTATTAAATAAAGTAGATAGTTATTTAAAAGAAACTGATCCAGATAGAATAGGTTATTTTGCTTTTACTCAAAAAGCTGCATACGAAGCAAGAGATAGAGCGATGAAACAATTTAACTATTCAGAAGATGACTTACCTTATTTTAGAACACTACATTCACTAGCATTTCAAAAGCTTGGACTTAAAAAAGATCAAGTAATGCAACCAAGACATTATAAAGACCTTGGAAAAAAATTAGGATTTCCAGTAGCATATGCAGAACACCAGGAAGATCATGGTTTTTTTACATCTGATAGTGAGTACTTACAAATAATTAATTTAGCTAAACTTAGAAATATAACTTTGGACCAACAGTATGACCTGCAGGAACATACACAAGATTTAGAACGAGATAAACTTACAATTATAGCAAATGAATTAGCACGATATAAAAAAGAATATGGATTGGTAGACTTTAACGATATGATTTCCGAGTTTATTAAGTCTGATAAATCTCCTAACTTTGATGTTGTATTTATAGATGAAGCACAAGATTTATCTAGAATGCAATGGGATATGACCAAAACTATTTGGGATAAA